CTCATATACTGGACCTCCTGAAGTTAGTGTACTAACACCACGAGACCTTAATGTTGCTACTGTCTTTCCATCATAATCTTTAAATGACTGTCCAGAGAATGAACATGTTGAGAATTGTACTGTACCTGAAAATACTGCTGTATCACCAGACCAACTACCGTCAGTTATTCCGGAAACTGACATATTAAATCCTATACCATTGTAATTACCATCTGAATTATAATTAAATAAACCATATAACCATGGTTCAGATGCTGGTGCACACCAATCATCACAATTAGTACTAAGAACGTTCTGAGCTGTAACACCACTATAGTAAGGACTCATACCGCCTCCTTGGAATATTTCTTCTTGACTATCACCTGATGTTGTACAACCAAAAGTATAAGATGCTGATGCCCCACTAACGAATTTATCGTATTGAGGTGTACCTGGAAGATTGATTGGTTGTCCTGGATAATTTGCTGGGTTACCAGATATAGCAGGGTCAAACCCTCCTGGATGACTAGCTTCGCTACATAACTCATCAAAGAAAGCCTTAATTTCTGTTCTTAATGATGTAGAACCACCATCATTTAATGGTATGTTATTATCTAAACTTCTAGCAATTTGGTTTGTAGCCCAGTCACCTACTGATGATGTACCACCACTAAACATCCATAACCATTCATCCAATCCAGTATAAACTTGATTGTCATTTAATCCCATTACGGTACATGGTGAACCTGAAAGTACAAATGAAACCGAACTAGCTGAACATGTAAGACCAGTTATTGACTCACAATTTACAGCTCCTTGAGTGCATATTTGCCATGCTGGTCCTGCGTCATAACCGGTATACCCCAATACTCTAGTTACAAATAACTGGTTGGATTGGGTTAAATAACTTTTCGCGATATACGGTAATTCATATTTTGGGTATGTTGTGTCAACGTACTTTTCAGCACTTGTTCTTCCAAAATAAGATGAGAACTCGTCCCAATTAGTTATAAAAATAGGTTCAAAAGCTGGACCTCTTAAAGTCTCACCTGCTAAACCTAATGTTGTTACACCAACACTCTGTGCTACGAATGTTAAATCTTTTTCCGAGGTATATACACCTGGAGATACGAAAACTCTATTACTATTACTTGCCATTTAATTTATTTTTTTAGCTAAAAATTTAATTCTACTTTAGATAAATATTGAATAAAAATCAAAAAAACCGTCTTAAACTATGTTAATATCCAATAAGTAGGAATTAAATATTACTTTTTTCATACTTATTAAAAAATAGGAGTTTTGAAGAGTGTAAGAACAAAAAATATTAAAATAAAACCTGGGGTTCACAAGCTCCTAAAAGAGTATTGCAATAAACACGGTCTAAAAATGTTTGCTTTCGTAGAAAAACTCATATCTGAAAAATGTGAACAAAAAAAAGATATCTACGGAGATTATTAATCTAAAGTGACCTTAAGTTTCTGTAAAGCGTCGTCAGAGGCAATCCCTTTGGTTATATCCATTTGTAATAAATCACCAGAATTTATATAAAGTGGTAAAGTAACACCAATTTGAACCCCACCTTGTGGTTTAATAAAAATATTGTTTATTGTATCTACATTCATAGATTCGTCTATTTCTATTTTACAAGAAAAATCAAATAGATAATACGCTGTAGTTATACTATCACCGAAACTTAATCCAATATATATTGTTTTTGGGTTATCTACTTCTGGTACTTGGTGTTTTTCTTTCTTGTGTACTTTTGTGTTTACTTCAAATAATGTTAATGTACGACTAATTGCTGGACTTATTTCAAATTCTTCTTCATCTATCAAGAATCCTTGCATTTGGAACTGGTAGGTTTGGCTATAGAATTTTCTACTTTCTAAATCAGTTAATTGTGAACCATCGGTTATATTTTCTAAAATTATAGGGATATAATGTCCTTTAACAAAAGTATAAGCTTGTCTAGAAGTAAATCTTTGCATTACAACTCTATTAAATAAATTAACTTCTCTCATTCTATTACAAATAACTCTTACATCATACACTACATCAACTGGTACTGGTTGTGGGATTTTATAAAGGTCCATTCCTTTTCTTTGTCCATCCCATGTTGGTACTTTTGCGTAATGAAATTGTTTACGATTAGGTATTGTATATTTTAATGATGGATTACTACCAAAATTAACGTCTGGTCGTCTAACTACTGATATAAAAGGTATCTTAATATTTTTATCTAAATCAGAAAATTTCCAAGTCTGTGTAAATTCACCCCATCTTTGAGCTGTTAAAATCCTATCTATTACTGGTATCTGTTTACCGTTGATTGTGGATTCTAATTTATCCTTAACAAATTCTAACATACCTAAATCTAAATCTTCATGTAATACACTTTTTGGTAGAAACGTTCCGTCCTCTTGTATAAATTCTGCTAGTTGTCGTCTTCTTTTAGGTGTAGTTCTCCCATCATACCCGTGTGGATATTCATTCTGTCCTTTAACTACTGGATAAGGATTTATAGTTTTTTTAACCTTTTTGGGTAACATATTATATTCCTTTAAATTCGTCTTCCGTTACTGGAGTACATATTATACTTCTGAAAAAAGCTTTATACCCACCCATAGTATGTGCGTTATCATTTTGGACTCTTCCATCGTCTGATACTACAAAATATCTCATTCTGTCTTCTTTTTCAGCATAACCTATATAATCTCCATAACTAATATCAATAGATAATTCTTTTAAATGTTTATTATATACAGCAAATGTCAAATTACCTGATTCTTTATATTCTACAAACCCATCTGCGTATGAACTATTCTTAGGTGCATCAATTCTAAGTGAGCCTGCTTTAAATTCTACTGGTGGATAAAATCTAATTTCTTCAGGTCCTGCTTCTGCATATACTCTATCTATATCGCTTTTCTCTTTATCTACTTTGAATAGTACAAGGGTAAAATTTAAATCTCCGTCTACATATTCCTTGCCCATTTCAATATTCAAATCAAAGTCTTCTTTAGAAAAAAACTTGTTTAATCTTTTAATTGGTATTTTCTTTTCTTCCATAGTAACATTTATCTAATTATAAATAGTTTGTTTTTTAGTCTTGATTAGTTATATTTGAATATGTCTATAGATAGTAATATACCGGAACATAAAGCACTCTCGATTTTAAAGGAGTATAGTGGGGCTAATAACTATATCCTCCAAATGAAAAAAAATATATTTAACAATGTTAGATGGAAGATGGGAACTGGCCAAAGAGATTATATACTTAACCACTCTGATACCACACCAAAAGTAGCAAAAAAATGGGTGGAAATAGATTCATATTTCGCTGAACAATTACAAGAAAATAGATTATTAACTTATAAACCAACAAAAATATATATAGAAAAACTTCTAGTACAAACAAATAAAGCTTATCATGTTTTTGGAAAAGTTTTTTCTGCTGATACATTAAATTGTTTTTGGGTCCCTAAATCTCAAATAGTAGCTGATACTTCAAAACCTATAGATGTTGATTATACTCCTTTTGAACATAGACAACCTTTTACTCATCAAAAAGAAGCAATAGAAAAATTAGTAGCTAATGAAAAATATATACTAGCTGATGATATGGGATTGGGTAAAACAACTTCAGCTATTATCAGTTCTATAGTTAAAGACTTTAAAAAAATATTAATAATATGTCCGGCTTCATTAAAAATTAATTGGAAGAGAGAAATACAAAATTACAGTGATAGTGAAGTATCCTTGGTGGAAGGGAAAAAATGGTCTTCCTCTAAATTTATAATAATCAATTATGATATATTAAAAAATTTCCATTCTATACCAAATAAAAAAGATGACGAAGTAGAAAGTGTTATATTAAATGAAAATTTTGATTTAATTATAATAGATGAAGCACATTATGTTTCTAACAGTAAAGCTCAAAGAACTAAAATTGTTAATGATATTTGTAAAAAAACAAAACATGTATGGTTACTTACAGGTACCCCTATGACCTCTAGGCCTATTAATTATTATAATATTCTAAAATTAGTTGGTAGTCGGGTTTCTACGAATTGGCGTTCTTATGTATTAAGATATTGTGAAGGTAGACAATTTAGAGCTCATGGAGGTAGAAAAGTATGGAATGTTAATGGAGCGTCTAATCTAGAAGAACTACGTGATAGAACTAATAATAAAGTATTGAGGAGATTAAAAGAAGATGTATTGGACTTACCTGACAAAATTATAACACCAATATATCTAGAGTTAAAATCTAAAGATTATGAAAGGGAGGTTGGTGAATACCTAGATTGGACTAATAGAAACTCAAACCAAAGTCTAACTGTTCATTTATCAAAATTGACAAAGATTAGACAAATCTTAGCCTGGGACAAATTAGAATACACATGTGAACTTATAGACCAAGCAATAGAGCAAGAAAAAAAAGTAATTGTTTTCTGTAATTTTACTGCCCCTTTATTAGAGTTGGGTAATCGGTATGAGAAAAATTCAGTTCTTTTATATGGTCAAATGAATAAAGAAGATAGACAAAAAAGTGTAGATGCTTTCCAAAATGACCCTGATACCAAAATATTTATATCTAATATTAAAGCGGGTGGTTTAGGGATTACCCTAACAGCAGCAGAAGCGGTTATAATGAATGATTTATCATTTGTGCCTTCCGACCATTCTCAAGCAGAAGATAGAGCATTTAGAATAGGTCAGAAAAAAAACGTATCATGTTTTTACCCCCTATTTGATAACACAATAGAAAGAGTAATTTATAACATTTTAGCCAGTAAAAAACGTGTGATAGATACCGTTATGGGCGACAATATATCAGAAGAAGATATATTTAGTGAGATACTATCGGAAATCCACTCACTTTAGATATTTATTAGTAAACAACCAATATGGCTAATATAGATAGTGCAGAAAGAAATAAATTATATACCCAAGCAAAACATTTATTAGGTGCTCCTTTAAGGGGCATAGAATTAGAAGAAGAAATGTTAGATACTCTCCTTGATTTATCTATTTTAGATTATGGAATGTATGTGCAGGATTGGTTAATAGAAAATCAATGGGCAGGAGTAGCCGGTATTAATGTTAGTGAAGTAGATTTAGCTTCAGCATTCTTAACTAGAAGTTTAGATTTTGAAACTTCATTTACATACGCGTATTCTAAAATAGCCGGTTTACAGGCTGGTGGGCCATGGGAACTAAAAAAAGATTTTGTTACTTTATCACCCGGACAACAAATATACCAAATACCAAAATGTAGAGAGTTAAATGAAGTATTATGGTTTGCCAGAGCCGAACTTGATAGTATGATGATTGACCCATTTCTTGGTGGGTTTGGTGG